ATGTAGAAGACTGGGCCGCTTTCAACGAAGTCTATGCCATGCCTCTCAGACTGGGAAAATTCACCCAAAACGCCGGAAAAGATGAAATTGCCACACTCACAAGCGCGGTAAAAGAAATGGGCACCGACGCCGCCGCCATTATTTCCGATGAGACCGACATAACCTTTCCGGAAGTCAACCGCGCAAACTCTACGGATTCCTATGAACGGTTTGAGCGCGCCTGTGACCAGAGCATATCTACCGCCCTGCTTTCAGAATCCAGGACAACAAATGATGGCAAAAACGGCACCTATGGCAGTATGAAGACAGCCAATGGTATCAGAGTGGACGTGGCAGCCGGAGATGCAAAAAAAGCCACCAAATTAATTAACACACAGATTATGACACCCTTTTTGAGACACAACTTTTCCGGAAACACCGAGGCCAGTATATCCTTCCCTGTCAAGCCCCATATTAGCCCGGAGCAACTCGCCGCCATATATTCCAATATCTATAACATGGGACTGGATATGTCAAAAAAAGACCTGTACGAAAAATTTGACCTGGCAATGCCGGAAGATGAAGAAGACACACTCTCCGGTGGCACAGGATTGTTAGGACTATAATCAAAAAAAATCCCCTGCCCGCCCTTCGGGAGCAGGCGGGGGAGGTTTTGGAGGCCTGGAGGTTAAACCAATTCAACCAATTCAACCAATTCAACCAATTCAACCAGGAAAATAAAATGGAACTAAAAATCAACAACGATCAAGTCAGCCAATATTTAGAAAATAATCTGGAAAACCTGCTTACAACCGAAGATATATCCGAAGTAGCCGCTTATATTGAGCATGCAGTAAAGATGAGAACCTCTAAAGGGAAATACTTAAACAAAGGCGCAAAGACATCCTACACCCGCCAATACGCCGCCTGGAAGCGACAAAAAGGACACCCAAATACAGGCAGAGTAAACCTCTTTCTTTCCGGAAAAATGCTGGACGCCATGACAACTACAGTCACTCACAAAAAAGGCAAATCAATCATCACAGTGGGTTATATAGAAGGTAAATCCGATGAGAAAAAAAGAACCCTGGCCTCCTATCATCAGTACAAGGGCGTAGCCAAATCTGGGAAAAATATCCGGAAATTCATTGGCCTCACAGCCAGCGAACGCAAAAAAGCCAAACAGATTATTAGTCTCAAAATCAGCCAAAAATAAAAAATCCACGCCAACTAATACTCGTTTAAGCGAACCAGCCGCTTAAACCCTTAATAATGCGTCGCGAAATACGCGACGCATTATTGCGGCGGCTGACCTTTCGTACCAGTGTGTCGCTTTCGCGACGTTTATTAAGCCACTGGAACGAACCCCGACCAGGGCCGAGGTCGCTCAGCCGCCGCATTATACGACACTACAGCAAACCTAGGCTTTCCTCAATCACTTTCAAGGCAACCGTTCTCACAATATCAAACGGTAGGCTCTTGGCTTTACTAAAGACGTTCTTTTTAACCTTTCGCCAGACATCGTCATTTTTGATAGAATCAAGAAATTGATGTCCTTCCCATGTGAGACGATATAACACAACCGCCCCAAAATGCCCGTCGCAAGTTTCGTCAATATCGCCTTTTATCAGTTCGGCTTCCAGAAGTAAACAAACCTGGTATTCCACATTATCAGAATCATATCCGGCGATGTCAGGATTAATTATTGGCTCTCCCACATTATCTTCTACCATGATAAGTATTTTCCTGACTAGATCCATATCACACTTCATACCGGCATCTCATCTTGTTCATCAATGCTCAGTTTTAGATGCTTATCAACCAATTTTTTTCTCTCTTTTGGTGTGATTTTTCCCAAAGCGACAAAAGCCTTCAAAAAACCATACCACGCCGCCTTATCTACATCACTAACTGGCGGATATTCAGTCATTTCTTCATCAAATTCTTTGCAATAATCTCTCATTATTTCACCTCTGTCATTTTATCTTTATTTATTATCCATATACTCTTATCAGAATGATCTTCCTTCCAGTTAGAAAACAACCTTTCTACTTCACTTATCATATTATCATCCATACCGTCTGGTAGATCAACAATATAATTCTCAGATTGATAATCCTGTCCTTTTTTCTTCCTGGTAACACTTTTCATTATTGTTACCAATCTTGCTTTCACCGGGGATTTCACCTCACATTCAATCCCCTCCCAGATCAAATCAACATCACCACCGCGATTATTCACAGTATCTTTTCTCAGGACGATCTCATCTCCTGTAATCTCGCTCATTCGTTCTGCCAAGGCAAGTTCTCTTTCCATATCAGTCAGTTTATTCTTACTGGTAGTGCCATATTTATTGATCCAGGTATCGTGAATCGCCACATAACCGGAATCATTACTCTTAGCATCAGAAAACCTGTAATATCCCGATAGTCTCTCTTGTCTTACCAGTCGCGCCGCCTGCTTATCAGTTGCGATCACTTTGATAGTCATATTGCCAAAAGTGATTTTCCTTACTGTATTGCCCTGTACCGGCTTTATATCATCATCCCACGCCGGATTCACACCCAGCAGACTATGGATACAACGATAACCACCTTTGAAGGTCATTACCGGATCAAGCATACCATTACTCATCATGTCAATCTGTTTCCTGGAATAAGTCTTATTGATACAGATACGACAAAAAGGCCTTGAGTTCGCAATAATTTCACCATAATAATAAAAATAATCAAGCCCCGCGTCCTCAGCCACCTTATTTCGGGCTTCCTGGGCAATAGCAGAAACAGCCATCTTACTATTTGTATAAGCATGGTGTTTCGGCAGCCCGGCTTTTTTCTCCAGGTTTTTCCGCAGCCGCATACTATCCAGCAGGCCTGATTCTATCTCTTTAATCGTTTCCTCGATGATACCCTGCTTCATCGCCTTATTTGCCACGCGAATATTATCAGAAAAAAGTTTTGATATTCGCGCCACTTCCTTACGTTTCAGTGTTTGTTGATACAGATTGTCCAGTTTTGCATTGACACGGTCTTTATAAAATGTCTGGGTTTTCTGTATATTATCCCTCACCAGATTCATTATCTGTCGCTGCCAGGCCTTTTGATTTTTCACTGCCGATTCGGCCAGGGCCTTATTTACCAGAGATTCAATGTCTTCCGCATTAGTATTATCATCTATCATAGATAGTACACCGTCCACCACGTGCTGATAATACTTGTTTACAGAAGACAGATTATCACACTTATTCAGGATAGCAGCGCACTCTTTTTCCAGTTTTTCTATATCATTTTTCAGGGACATCTTTTATCTTTCTATAGTTTTTACCCTCGATTGCCACAATCTCCTCACAGGTACGGAAAGTCTTTCGGCAGTTTGCATTGTCACACACACGCACACGAATGATAAAATTATTCCAATTATCAGTTTTCAGCACCCGTGAGCCGCTCCCGCACTCCGGGCATTCGATCCCCACCCTCTTATCTGCCATTATTTCTCCTTATCCCCATAGTTAAAACTATCCAGAGCCTTATAAAAAGCCCTCAAAGACCGATCCAGCCGCTCTATTTCACCCAGCACAGACAGGGTATGTCCTGCCTCAGCCTCTATGTCCGTCGTAGCCTTCGCGGCAGAGACGGAAGCCTCGGCCTCATAAATATACATTGTCAGAAACAAGGTTTTTTCATTCTCCGGTAAATCCTTGAGTATCTCATATATCTTTTGAAATCTACTACCAACCAATTTTTGCCCCTTAGGATTAAACGTTCTATACATAGCCTTGCAACACTTCTGCAACAGCATTGCATTTAGAGTTATTATGCAGGTTTGCGCGCTTTTTCTCCCCAGGTTTTTATACCCGTTTTTTACACCATACTTATTATGTACAAACCTGTCAAGTCGCTCTTCCCACTCATTCACATTTTGGCATACTCTCTGCCAGAGCACCACGATCTTATCTAATTGTTCAGCAGTAGCAACCTCTGAGGTCTGTACAGACCTTCGGGGTTTACTATCTGCATGATTGTAGCCTTTCGGTTTCACACTTTTCCGAAAGGTTTTGATTAAATCTTCTATCTGTATTACGCTCAGGCCGGACATAGATTCCACCTGAAAAACGTCACTCGCCAGGTCGCTCAGTTCCTCATGTCCATATCCGGCCTTCAGTGCCACAGCGTGCAACTCACGCATTCTTTTATTGCGTAGGTTCACCTGTATCCCTCACATCCATATTTATCCGCGTTAATCCGTATCTGACATTGTTTTCCACTATCTTTTCTCCTGATATTCACAGATACTGCATTTATAAAGGCTAAAATTATGCCCGTGACCTTCATACTGCATATCATGGTCACAGATACTCTGAAAATGCCTGATACTGCGATCTATTGTCCTCATGCTTTCTTTCAGCCTGTCTCTTTCCTCCATCAATCCCAGTATTGCAGCCCTGATTTTTGCTTCCTTATTCATTACAAATTCCCTCCAAAGCCGGTTTTATAACCATTAACGGCTGATTTGATCGATATTCATCTTTTGACCAGAATCTCTCCTTGGCAAACAATGTAATCACATCGTCAAAATCAGTCCCTTTATAGACTTCAAAAACGCCTCTCTTTTCCACATAAAGTTTACCTGATTTCCAGTCATCGCGTAATTTTTTTATATCAAACGAGCGCCTTATCCTTTTATACATAATAACACAACAATTTTTCATCACTTCACTTCCCATTTCCCTGATTTTATTTTGCCCAGTCTCATCTTTAGTAGCGCCTTTTCGCCCCGCTCAGATACAGACATTCGGCTATTATCCATACCCTCCAGTTCTGCCAGCCGCGCCTCATCTTTTTTAAGCCACTCCGGTATATTGCTGTCATTGTCCCGATATATCGGGATACCCGCCGAAACAATCCCTCCCTCTTTACCAAAACAACCATCACCAAACAACACCTTACCAACAGCCTTCTCCAGCCCGTTCCGCTCCGCCTTTTCCTTCTCATATTCCTCAGCCAGTTTTTCCAGTCTGATTCTTTCCCAGCGACACACCTTACTATCTGTTCCCTGAAGAAAGTAGTTGAGCGACTTTATTTGTGGCCTCTCGTTTATCATATTCTCCATATCCTTCACCAGAAACCCCACACCCAGAGCATGACAATATCGCGCGATTTCTTTACGTTGATCCGCGCTAATCCGCGTCAATCCGCGGCCACCTTTTAATTGGTCAAACTTAGAAACCACCCGGTTGACAGCATTATCATATCGCTTCATCAGCACGTAGCCGTCCTTGTTCCACTGCTGCTGAGCGTATTTCTTGACAACGCCCCAATCGTGCCGCTTAATGGCCCACACAATCTTTTCCGGTAGGTTCAGTTTTGCTGCTATTTCCTTCATAGTATTATCTCTCTGTGTTCTCTGTGGCTCTGTGGCCGTACTCCTCCACCAACTCTATATTTTTATGACGGCTTATATACTGGCTTTTCAGAGTACGAAAAGAAGAAAAAGAAGGAACGTAAAACTCAAACTTATCTAAAAACCCCTCTTTCTTCGCTCGTCTTTTGCCAAGAACCTTAATAATGTCCTTATAATTATTGTACATGTTCATCTGTTTTTTGCAGTAATATCTCTCTGCAATTCCACAATCTCCATCTTTGGTAAACCATTCGCCTTTGATCTCACCATTGACAAAAATAGTATAGACCAGTTTCAATTTCATTCGACCCAACTTAATAGTAATTACATCGTCGCCAATTCTAATATCTACACTACCGCCCTTATTAACGATTTGCTCAATCTGCTTCCAATCTTCCTTTGTCATTTTTCACCTCCTTGCCCTGCGTAGCCTTTAGGCGAAGCATGGGCTTTCAACTTTTCACTTTAGATCATTTGTAACTTTAGTCACCTCTTAGAACCGGTGGCGGGATTCGAACCCGCCTGTCATACCCACGCTGTATCACCGGTTATCCAGTCAGTTAAGACATCTATATAAGGGAGGTATTCACACCAATAGCCGAAAAATTCACCTCCAGCGGCTCCCAGCCCCTGCTTTGGTCTTGATCCGGCTTATACCAGAAGCGGTAATACACACGGGAACCCACGATGATAATACTGTCAGCGATCAAATCCATAGCCTCTCGCCATGGCTCATCATCAAACTTATGCCGCCGTAATCCCAGTAATTTTCGAGCATTCACATTACCCTTTTTATCAGTCTTAAAGGCGTCATCAACGATGGTTTTTAGTTTATATGCTCCCGTTTTACTACCCTTGCTCCACATGCTGAAACACTCGCCGATTTTCTGACGGGCCACCTGTAGTTTCTCATCGAAATCAACCCGCTCATTCACATTGATTTCTATTTTCAGAGTGTGGCTAAAATCATAAATAGTCGCATTTCCCTTCCACTCCTCGTTATATTTCTCAGCCACCCGTTCTAAGTAACTATCAATCAGCTTAGCAATCTCCGCCTTTTCCTTTTTTGTATTCCGGTGAATACGAAAAGCCCGCGTAAACACCATGTTTACAGTTTTATCGCGGTCTCTGTCATTTTTTGATACATAACGGTAAGGCACCATCAACCCCTGAGGGTCGAGATAACACTTTACACCATCTACATTATCACTTACAGCCATAATACTTCCTTTCTTATCCGTGTTGATCCGCGTTAATCTGCGGCTCATCTTCTATCATTACATCATTCTTATTTATTAACTTATGTCCGCAATCAGGGCAGCGGCCAAAGTAATCGTGTATGCCTTTACAGTTCGGGCACACATAGACGCCATACATTCGGCGCATTTCCTCATTAGTACGCTCCACATATTTATCTACAGATTCCACTTGCCCCCCCCAGTTCTAATTGTTGAAACACCTGTGGTTTACTTCTGCTAAACCGCCTCTCTACACAACCCTTATAGATTCTATATGCCACATCATCAGGATAGTATGGATTCGCCTGATTAGCCAGAATTATCGCCTCTTTCACAGACAAACCCTCCTTACCTTTCAGGGCTTCCCTGATTATTCTGCGGCTATTTTGCTCAATTATCCTTATTTCATTGTCAGATACATAATCAACTTTCATAATTCAACCTCCTTGCCCTGCGAAGCATGGGTCTTATATTCGTTTTATTCGTTTCATTCTTTGAAAAATTCCGTGGTCAATAATACTCACGCCACACTCCCCCGCGTCATCATATCAGCGTCAATGATGTCTTTTTCAGTCACTTCACCATTCGCCAGAAACCGCGCCATTTTCACCAGGTACGCCACTTTACGAATGGACACATGACGGCAAAAACCCACCAGTTTCTTGATAGCGCCTTTATCATATACACCATAAGCCTGGGCTACACTGACAATATCATTCTTAGGGACTTCAATATTGAACCGCCGCTTAATCGGGATTCTATCGTCCACCTCTTCCAAAACATGACCATATCGCTCATCCACCAGCCGGTCATAGACAGAGTGAGTACCCACCAGGATGATGGGACATCCTGTTTGATCATAGATATGTTTCAATTCCTGATAACTATCATTTACTAACTTATGCGCCTCATCTATCAGGATAGCCCTGTCAGCACCTTTTAGCCTGTTAATAATAGCCTGACGTCCGGCTCTTGCAGTACCCCTCAGTTCCTTCCCCGCCACCTTCCAGTACAGGTCAGACACGATACCCTTGATACTCTTGCCATCCACACTGGCAGTCACGAGAATCACACCTGGATTAGACTGCTGATAAGCCTCACATGACTTAGTCTTGCCGATACCGGCAGGCCCCGTGATTAGGCCCATCACCCGCATATTATGCACCAGCCGAATTGTTCTCATCACATTATCCATCACAGAAGTATTCACGATTATATCACTCCACGCGTCACCCCGTTCTGATACTCTCGACAGATAAGAACCGATCTTATTCTCCAGATTATCCAGATTTCCGTTATACTTGCCATTCACATACCGGCTCACAGCCGTATCAGATACACCTATAGCCGTGGCTACTGTCACCAGGCTTTTTTCCGCTACCATCTGCCTCACTTCATTTTGATACTTGTAATTTGACATAAAACCTCCTTGCCCTGCGTAGCCCGATTTATCGGGGCGAAGCATGGGCTTTTAACTTTTCACTTTAGATCACTTAAATCCCCAACCTATCCTGAGCCGCAGCCAACCGATCCCAATAACTCTCATCATCAGATTCAACCTCAAGCCGCTGGCTCATACGCTCGTGAACATCACTCATCCTGTCGATATTCTCTTTATATTTTTCTGATAGTGATTTTTCTGTATTTTCCGAACCTTTGTGGTGAATGAATTCCACCATCTCATAAATTTCACCAGTCTCTTTATTATACTTCACCTTCGGTGGTTTGTGTATGTCAGCCCGTTGCATCAAATCCACTGGTTCAAGTGACTTACCAAGATTTTCCTCTACACGGCGATCAATATCCTCTTTCATTTTCTTGATTTCTTTCTCACGATGCCGTTTCTCTTCCTGGTGTTTACCCACCAATTCACCACCGTTGAGATAAGAAACTTTACCATATCTATACCTTGGTACTTCGCCGATCAATTCGCCACTGGGTTCATAAAGCCAGATTTTACTGTCATCATTAGCATTATATTTGATAAAAAACTCTTTACCTGCTGGTAATTGACTGAGCCAGTTATCCCAGTAATACCTATATCTATCTCTGCCACGCCTGTCCTTACCATCTTTACCAAATTGAATAAGGCCATTTTTACGGACAGTATAAGGTCTATCAGACATCGGCAATAGACAGTGACGCAAGTCCTCATAAGCCATCCGCCTTTTAGGATGAGTTTCAAACCATTCATCCCACATCTCATTAGGTGATTTACTGCCATTAGGCGCCCAATTATTAGCAATATCAAAGAGATAATGATTCATAGTCTCGATCAACTCTTCACGACTGGGAAATTTGCCTTTACTCTTATCCACAATCCATTTATCAGGACGCTTACGGAGCAACTCAGCAGTATAACCATTGAAATGGCTCTTATCGTGTACTCGCGCCATATCACGAAATTTTCTCTCGATATATTTTGCTTTGGCATTATGAACAATTGAGAAATAGACGTTTTCAGGCCCGTGGATTTGGGCAATTGGTGAAAGCAGTTTTTCCTCCACGTCATCTTTACTGGTTAGTTTCGACCGTCCGGCTTTTAGATAATCACTACCATTATCCATTTGCACCACAGTTCCCACATGGTCACTATCAGCCTCCAGGAGACCGTCAAGTACCGATTGCACATTAAAGTCTTCAGGATAAGTCACACTGAGAAATTTACCTGTAGCCCCGTCCAACCATGCTTGTACTTTCAGTCTCATGCCAGCCTTACCAGCACCAAAACTCACATCTATGACACGGCCATCAGCCACATATAGATCACCCGGATTCAGACTGTCAGGATCACGAAGAATTGTCGGGAAACCATAGTCATCAAAAGCCTTATGTCCTTCGCGGAGCCTGATAGTAAAATCCTGTGGATGAGACTTAATCCAACGATAGACCGTCACCCTGGCCGGCACATTCCAGCCCTTTTCCTTAGCCCGCCAGAGCAGGTTCTGATAACAATGGTCAAAATCACGCTTCTCCTCAGTAAAATAGATAGAGGAGAGATAGTCCTTAGCCCCCTGGCTAAAGGCTGCCTTTCCTTTACCTTTATTACTATATTGACGAACAAGCCCGTCTTTGCCACCTTTTTTCAGATCGCCATACCACCGGTGCAGACTACTTTTACTGACCTTCAGATCATTACCATGATCCATATTCCACAGCCTGACAAAGTCACTATCCGCTTTATCTTTATTTTTTCGCTTGCTGAATTTTCTGTATTTCTGCCATTCCTCAAGACACCGCTCAATCATGTCCACCCGAATACGCTCATCCATATTCGCCCGGGCATAAGCACCCGCGCCCTGCGTAGTCCCGATCTTTCGGGACGAAGCATGGCCCACACCCTCATCCTCACTCATATTGTCCCCCCTATCAAGGGGGGCTAGGGGGGTGTTCACTCTTCCTATCCCCGCCAGAAACCGCACCTTCACATCTTCATCCAGGTTATCCAACCCATAGAATTTCTTCAATCCACCATTATCTGGCACCTGGATAAATGACCAATGATTACGACGGGCTTTCTTGTGAACATTTTCAGAATGAGCAATATTCAAAAGTGGACACACCTTTGAAGCACTAAGGTAATATTCATTATTATGATAAATAATTGATTTATCACCGTTTAAATACTCAAAATCAGTGGACACACCTTTGGACACACCTTGAGAATTATTTTCCTTTGAAAATTTCACACAATTTGGGATATTACCTTGTAGAGACAGGGCACGCGCTGTCTTAGACAAAACAGAGGTTAGATTGTCACTGCTTTTTGATAAGATATGAGAAGATGGATACTCCTTTATTAAGTCGAGGAACCGCTCACGCTGGAGATATTGCACAGGCACCACGGCACACCTGCCGCCCCTGCCTTTTCCCTTCACATATATAATATAGCCCAGTTTCTTATACCGGTTATATAT